AGAACGAGCCGTATTCCACCCGGCAATACGCCTGCTTTTACGAGACGAATATCCCGGCGCGGGTCATGTGGGTAAACGAGACAAGGCTGTATTTTGGCTCAGCCGATGGGAAAATTTATCGGTTTTATAACGACACCGAAGCGCTGACAAGCTACAACGACGACGGCAAGGCCATCTGCGCCGCGTGGGAGACCCCGGATTTGATGGGAGCGTTGTTTTACAAGAACAAAAGTTTCCGCTATCTGGCGCTGCAAATGGCACCAAGTGTTGCCACGAGCGTGACAGTGTTTGCCATGAAGCGCGGCATCTGGAACCAGATATGGAAGGACGAACTGCACAGCCGGTATTTTACCTATTCCCAGTTGGTATACCACCAGTTCACCTACTCCAACGACCAGACGGCGCGAACGCTGCACAACAAAATACGCATCAAGCGGGTGGACAAGGCGCGGTTCCGATTTGTGAACGAGGAACTGAACCAGCCCTTTGGCCTGATGCAGATCGCCACAGAATTTGTGGAAAACGGAAACTTTAAGGGGTGAGGAAATGGCATTCAGAGAAATATTACCCGCCGATTTGAGCGGAAAGGGCAACGTTGGCAAGCCGGACAGCCCGGGATACAGCACGGCAGAGATGCAGCGGGTCATGGATGAGATACCGCGAGAAGTCATTGTGCCGATTTTCAACCAGCTTGTGACGGCCCTGAACGAAATGGCACTGGAAAACCGCACCCACAATGAGGGCGGCTGCCTGTATATCCGGCTGAACGACGATAAAGTCATTGAGACGAGCAACGACGGCAAGACCTGGCAGGCTACCGGCAGCAGCGGCCATTTGATACTGGACGATGGCGGCGAGGAAATGCCGCAACGCAGCCGGATGCAGTTTATGGGCGCGACCGTGACGGACAATGGCGGCGTGACACAGATAGCACTGCGCAAAGGTGATACCGGCGCACAAGGCCCGCAAGGCCCGGTAGGCCCGCAGGGGCCAGCGGGTGCACAGGGCAATATTGGCCCCATGGGGCCGCAGGGGATTCAAGGCCCGCGCGGCGTGCAGGGTTTGACCGGCGCACAAGGGCCGACCGGTGCAACAGGCCCGACAGGCCCGCAGGGGCCGCAGGGGGAGAAGGGCGCAGACGGCACGAGCTTTGTTGTGCTGGGGCGCTACAACAGCCTGACGATGCTGGAAGGAGCACACCCCACCGGCAACAAGGGCGACGCCTACGCGGTGGGCAGCGAGACCGACAACGTTGTGTACCTTTGGGACGTTGACGCAAATAAATGGAACCCAATCGGCAGTTTGCAAGGCCCGCAGGGGCCGCAGGGGCCACAGGGGCCGCAAGGCGCTACCGGTGAGACAGGCCCCGTTGGCCCGCAGGGTGAAGTTGGCCCGGAAGGGCCGCAGGGCATTCAGGGGAAAAAGGGAGAAACCGGCGAACGAGGGCCGCAGGGCCTCCAGGGCTTGACAGGTGAGCAAGGCCCAGCCGGTGCGACAGGCCCGCAGGGTGAGAAAGGCGACCCAGGTGTTATCCAGAACGTGAACGGCAAGACCGGGGAATCGATATGGCTGAATGCGGAGGATGTGGGCGCAGAAAACGAGCATAGCTACAAAACCGTTACGGTGCCTGCCAGTGCCTGGACAACCGGCGATTATAGCGTGGCGTGGGATGACGGAACCAGCACAAGTTATACGCAGTGCGCCACCGTGACTGTGGCCGGTGTGACGGCGGACAGCCATATCGCGGTATCCAACCGAACCCGGGTGACGGACGCAGTGCGGATGGTTGCCGCGCTGGAACCCGGGGCCGGTGTTGTTAAGTTTTATGCGAACGCAGCACCGACGAGCGCGGCTGTATTTGTGGTGGAGGTGAGCGTATGACGGACAACCCTTATAAATATCCTTATGTGCCCGTTGGCGGCATCATCGAGTGGGACGGAACCGGGCTGATCGGCGCGCCGGATTTGAGCACGCCGGAAAAGGTTGCGGCGGTGTACGGATATGGAACCTGGGAACGGTACGGCGTTGACCGAGTAACGGTAGGTGCTGGCGGAGATTATGAGGCAGGCAGTGTTGGCGGTGAGAAGGAACATACGCTGACTGAGAATGAAACTGCAAGACACCGCCATGAAGGACTTGAATGGGTAACTGGTGAAAATGTCGGGCTGAATGATGGAACAAGTGCGTCTATCCGACTCGCATTTACTTCCGGCGGCTGTACAAATGGGTTTAGGACTGCTTTTGCTGGTGGCTCTCAGCCTCACAACAATATGCAGCCCTATATCGCCACATACCGTTACCGCCGCATCGCGTGAAAGGAGAACCACATGAACGCAACAAATAATCCGTATATGCTGTTACCCCCCCCACTGATACGACGCTGACGCAAGAGGGCGTTGCTGCTGACGCTAAGGCTGTGGGTGATGCGCTTGGCAAGAAATCAAATAAGTTAATACTAAAAAGTACGGATTTTTCTGGCAGAACAGACCAGTTTGCGCAGATATCCATAAGAGCGCCAGACGATGCATTTGCCATTCTAAACATTTCGTCTTCTGGAACAATGTTCGTACCAATGAACCTTTCCTTAGCAAACGCTTCGTTTCGGTGCATAACTGGGCTGTCTAATATGCAGATAAACTTTGCGCCGAACACTGAGGTATCTGGCACCGTGTGGTATTTGGCCTACGCGAAATGAAATTTATTGTGGAGGTATAGCAAAATGACGCTACGTTATTCATTCGGGGGGAGCTGCCGTAAGACAGCCTTGTGCAGTTTGGACAGGTGCTGCGCATGAATGCAACGGATGACTGAAAATTTAAGGAGTTGATTCTATGAGATTATCTAACGGCGAGGTGCTGCTGCATTGGCCGCTTGACCTGCACGTTTTAACGCAAGGGTGGTACTACAACGATGGCAGCCTGCACCAGGCCATCGACCTGCGCACGCAGAACGGCACGGATTACAAGCGCCCGATCTACGCGGCAGAGGAAGGCACGGTTGACCAAACGCAGAACTGGGACGGCCATACAAAAACCGGGATGCAGAGCTATGGAAACATGGTGCGCATCAAGCACGCACCCTACAAGGGAAAGACCTTGCAGACGCGCTATGCCCACCTAAGCAGCTATTGCGTCAAGGTCGGACAGAAGGTAAAAGAGGGAGAACTCATCGGTTTTTCTGGCGTGACCGGGAATGTGTTCGGCGCACACCTGCATTTTGAAGTTATCCTGAACGGCAAGCGCACCAACCCGCTTGTGTGGCTGGACAGCGACTTCACCACGGCGAGCAGTCAGGTGTTTACCTACCGTGCCGGTGAACACGCAGTGGAAAAACCTGCGGACGCTGCACAGCCCAGCGGCAAAGAAGTGCTGATTGATGTGTCCCATCACCAAGGCGCCATCGACTGGTCAAAGGTTCCCTACCGTGCTATTGTTCGCATCGGCTACCGTGGTTACGGCAGCGGCAAGCTGATGAAGGACGAGCAGTTCGACGCCAACCTTGCAGGGGCGAAAGAAAATGGGAAACTGTTCGGCTTTTATTTCTTCTCACAGGCGGTCACGGTGGACGAAGCCCGCGAGGAAGCCGATTTCTGCGCCAGCCTGGCACCGACTGGCTACCCGCTGTTTTTCGATGCAGAGTGGAGCCACGAGACACACGATGGACGCGCTGACAACCTGACGAAAGACCAGCGCACTGCAATCGCAATGGCGTTTTGCGAAAAGGCCAAGACGCACGGATTCACGGCGGGCATTTATACTTTCACAGCCTTTGCAAGCGCGAACATCGACTATACCTACCTGTGTGAAGATTACATCGGCTGGCTGGCCGACACGCGCACGAACTACGACAAGACGCTGCCGCGCTACATCCACCAGTATGGGCAGGCCACGAAGGGCAGCGTGCCGGGCATTACTGCCGTGGTTGATTTGAATCATCTGGTCAAAGCACTGCCCGCTGTGGACAAGCCTGCAAACAAGCTGCAAGTGATTACCATTGGGCCGGTGAGCCAGGGTGACGCAGATGCAATTTATCTGCTGTGCAAGGAACGCGGCCTGACGGATGCAGGACTGTATAAATCTGAATGGGCGGAGGAGTGATGCCGATGCAGCACGTATTTTCATTTACGATCGCGGAAGCCTGGGCGTTTTTGATTTACGCGGCGGGCGCTGCTGCCGGGCTGTATGCCGGGGGCGTGGCCATAAGCAAAGTAATCACCGCAGTAAAAAAGCCGAAGACCGACCAGGACAAACGCATTACCCAGTTGGAAGTGCGGGTGAACGCCATGGAGGGATTCTTGAAAAACGACAAACTGCGGCTTGACCGCATGGACGAGGGGCAGCGCGTGACCATGCAGGCACTGCTTGCCCTGCTTGACCACAATCTGGATGGGAACAACATTGACCAGATGCAGAAAGCAAAGAAAGACTTGCAGAAGCATTTGATCGGCTGAAAGAAGGTGCATATCTATGGGCGATTTTTTAAAAAATCTGGCAGCGCTTATCAAGGTAAAAACCATTGTGACGCTGGTGGTTGTTGCGGTTTTTGCCGTGATGGCATTGCAGAGCAAGTTACAGCCTGACACGGTCATGACCATTGTGACAATGGTCGTGGCCTTTTATTTTGGCACACAGAGCGAGAAGAAAGGGGAATGATGTATGCCGAAACCAGTTACAGGGTCTACAAAAGATTACTACGTTAAACCCGGCACGAACAGAGTAAACCAGTATGGCAGCAGAAAAACATATACGACTGGCAGCAACAAATATACGGTCCCAAAGAAGACGTATACCCCGCCGGTGCAGCCGGTGAGCCAGCCAAAGACCACCTACACAGCCCCGGCCACGGTGGCATCCACGCCCACGTACAGTGAGCCGCAGCAGAGTTACAGCGCCCCGCAACAGAACAACGACTATATGCAAAGCTACCTGAACCAGATGCAGAGCGCCTTACAGGCTGCCCAGCAGCAGGCGGCGGAAGCACAGCGCCGGGCAGAAGAGCAGATGAGAGCCGCGCAGGAGGCGCAGCGCAAAGCGCGTGAGGAAGCCTACCAGCGCAGTGCGGCCCAGCAGAAAACCGACTATGAGTACGGTCAGGGCCAGCTGAACAGTGCCGTAGACAGCGCCTTGCAGCAAGCGTACATCAACAAGATGATGAACCAGCGCACCCTTGCCCAGCAGCTTGCGGCGCAGGGCATTGGCGGCGGCGCGGCGGAGACCACGACCGCCGGTATGCTGAACAACTACGGTAGCAGCCGCAACGCCCTGGAAACTGAACGCGCAGCTCAGCTGGCAAGTCTTGCGAACACCTACCAGAACAACATGGCCCAGCTGGAAAACCAGAAGGCCAGCGGCGACGCAGCCGATTTGAGCCAGTACCAGACGAATTTGAGCAACCTGACGGCGAACAACGCAAATAACTTGATCAGCCTGATGCAGGGATACGCGAACATGGCCGCCAGTATGCCGCAGCTGCGCCAGAGATTCAACACGACCACCGGGCAGTGGGAATACAGCTACGAATAAAGGAATGGGGCGGCAAAGAAAAAGCCGCCCCACCACTTTTTGTATATGGGAGGTCTTGACAGATGGCAAAAGTGAGCAACCGGGAAGATGCGCTGTTGAACGCATACTTGAACCGGTACAAAAACGCCCAGGCCAGCACGGTGAACGAGGGCCAGAACAAAACACAGACGGCGCGGGCAAAGGGCGCGGCGCTGCTGAATGCGACCGACAAGACCCTGCCTGTACTGAAAGACACGTACAGCGACACCCTGCAAAACATTGTGCAGGGGGCCAGCCTGGAAAACAGCTTGAACAATGATGTGCTGAACCGCCAGATGAATCTTGCGCAAGCCAAGTTCAAACAGGCGAACGACCTGTATGAGCAGCAAAAAAAGGCGCAGCAGTATGCCGAAAAACAGGCGGCGAAAGAAGCGGCGGCAGCGGCCAAAGCGGCGGCCAAAGCAGCACGGAGCGGACGCAGAAGCGGGAATGGCAGCGGGAAATCCGGCAGCAGCACCGGCAGCGCCAGCGGTGAGGATGCAGGGGCAGCGATGGATGCGCTGTTTGGCAGCACTGCAAATACCGGCGGCAGCACGGCTGGCAGCAAGCCCAAGGCAGAGGACACGAAAAAAGACGAGACAACGAGCGAAAAGCCAAAGGGAAAGAGCGCACAGGAAAAGTATCTGGAAGCGAAAAAAGCTGGCACCCGCACGACCGCCGCAAAGAGCTACGCCGAGCAGAACGGTACAGGCCGTGGGAGCGCCGCGCAGCCCGCCCAGAGCCGTGCTGTAACGCGGGGCGGGAAAGTTATCGGCAGCAGTTACGCCGCCGCAGGAAGTGCCCCTAGTGCGGCAGAGACGCAGGCTGCAAAGGACAAGCGCAACGACTACAAGAGCCAGCAGGAGGACACCGCCGCAGCCTTGAAAAAGTTGCAGAGCGATGCGGACTACCGCGCCGAGCTTGCCGCACCGGGGCGCAAGCTGACGAGCGCCGAAGTGGCGGCGGTGAACCAGTACGAAAAGAGTGCAAAAAGCACCGGGTTCAGCGGGCTGAAACGTGTATTTGACCTTGCCAAAAACAGTGATAATTTGAGCAAGGAAGAGTATGCCAAAAAATCCGCCGAACTGAACGCCGAACTGAACCGGAACAGTGCGCTGCGCGGCAAAGCACAGATGAACGGAGCCGGGCAAAGTGCACAGGCGTTTACCGCCGGGCTGTATGACAGTGTGCCATTTTTGGCTAAGGCAAGTGATGCAATGGCAAGTGCCGCCAACGCAACCGGGCTGGGGACAGAACTGCCGATGCTGTCAAAGACTTTGGAGGACACGAAAACCTATGACCCGCTGGCAGCGACTGCGGGCACGCTGGCCGGTAAGAGTATGCAGTACAGCTTGTTCAATACCGCTATGGCGGGCACGCCGCTTGCGCAGATGATGGGCAAGGCGGGCAATGCCGTTGTGGGGCAGGCACAGAAAATCCCTGTGTTGGGGAATGTACTGGGCGCGGGGGCCGGGGATGCGCTGGGACGCATTTTGACCGACACGACCGCAGACCTTGCGCTGGACACCTTGCCCACGCTGGCGGATGATTTGAGCACCTATTCTGCCCAGCAGGAGGCAATCGCCAATGGGCAGACGGTGGACGACGCCCTGACCCCCGGTAAAATTGCGGGGAACACAGCTAAGAACATTGCCGGGAACGTTGCCATGAATGCATTGCCGGAAATCGGCGGGGCGGTGTTCAACAGGCTGAAAGGCGCAGCGGGTGACGCTGCACAGGATGCCTTGAAACAAGCTGACAATGCCGTGCAGGATGTGCAGAGCGCCGCACCGGCAAGAAACATTGTGCAGCCGGAAGCCAACGGCACAACCGGGCTTGCCGCGCAGATACAGCAGATGAACACGCCAGACGCAGCCAATCGCAGCGCACTTGATACGCTGGATGAACTGCGCGGGCAGGTCAATTTGAACGGTGCGCAGGAAAAAGAAGCCGAGCAGTTGCGTCGCGCCGTGTTGCAACGCCAGCAGGAGATTGGCGATGAAGCCAAACTTGCGCTGCAAAATACGGACAGTTTGCCGATTGACGCGCAGGGGCAGGCAGGTTACAATGGAGCAAAGGCAGGTGCTGTAAATGAGAACTTGGGAGAAAACATTCCAGCAAACATTCGGGTCGATGCTGAATCTGGCGGAGGCAATGAACTGCAATCCAGAAGCGTTAGAGATGGACTTTCTGGACAAGCAGGTGAAGGCTGGCAAGGTGGCGCCGAGAGTGTGCTCGGACGAGGAGTACAAAACAATGATGCGCGAAACGCTCAATCAGTGGCAGAGTGGGCGCAGACAATCACAGGAAAAGACCGCAGAAGTCCCTACACAAGACGCATAGAATCTCTGTATAGCCAGATGCAGAACGGCGCAAGCCGTGAAGACCTTGCAGAGGAAGCCAAAAGCATTGCGCTTGGCATTGTGAGGGCTGAGGATTACGCTGAACCGTTGGATGAATCCGCAACGATTCTGAAAGACTATCTGAAAACTACGCCTATCAAGGTCGATGCGCAGACGCAGGGCGAGCTACTGAACGCCAGCGGCCTCAAAACATTGTCGCAGTACAATATCCAGAACGGCACGCATTTTTCGCTGAAAGATGGCGTGGATTACGACACTGCCATAACGGAAGTGTACGACATGATGGGCATGGGAAACCGCATACCGGACGGCAACGCGGCAGACGCCCTTATGGGACTTGTGCAGCAGAGCAAAGCCGGACCTTTGGTTGATACCGATATGCGCGGAACCGTCATAGACTATATGCGGGATCGTATCCTTGATGGCCCCGGCAACGCACCGCTTGGCGGCGAGGATTTTGCAGACTGGTTAGACACGCAGTCTTTCGACCGGAATGCGCCTGACTATGTAAAACGGGTATATGAGCGCGGTGACGCTACAATGCCAACTATGAACACAGCGCCTTCGTCTGATGCCGGGGGCGCTGCATTTTTGCAGCCGACTGACACCGCGAGTGAGCCTGTGCCTGGCATGGACATTGTGGAGAATGCCCGCCAGATGGCAGGAGCCGCCAGCGGGCAGAATGCAGCGCGTCCGTTGAATGGCAGCGAGAGCGTTCCGGAGAATGCGGTTGGCGCGGAAAGCACACAGTATGACCGCCGCGAAGTGGTGAACCAGGACTACGCGAACCAGCGTGCGATGGGCGGCAAAATTGATGCGGACGAGGCCGCAGCAGCAGGTATCGGGCAACAGACGCATACCGTATACAGCAGAGCAGAAGGTAAGGATACCGCCAAACAGGATTTTGATTTGTTAGTACAGCAGAACGGCGATATTTTGAGCGCCGGGCGCACGGTTGCGGATGAATTGGCACGAAAATCAGCTGACGGGAATTTTGATGCCAGCGACGTATATCGCGGTTATTATGCCGCCGACCAGCTGCAAAATATGCTGAACAGCTACGAAAAAGGCAGCGCAGATGCACAGTTGGTGCAGGCACAAATCGAAAACCTGAACCGCGCTGTCAGCGCCGGGCAGAGCAAAAATGCCCAAGCATTGAGCGCAGGGCGCTGGGCGCAAATCGACGAGTACACTCCCATCCGCAAGTTTGAACAAATCACGCAAAGAAAAGTAAATGATTTTGCGGAAACGCGAGGCGGCAAGCAACTTGAATCTTTGGCATCAGATGTTGTAGAAATGGCGAAGTCTGGGCCACAAGACGAAGAATTTACCGCTTTTTTGAAGGCGCAGGGCGTTGATGTAGGCGATAATCCACTGAACGCACAGATGGATGACCTTGCAAAACGCATCAAAAGAATGGCGGATACAAAAGGTATCAAGACCACCGATGAGCAGGCAAAATCTGCGGCCGCCAGCATCCTTGCCGGAGGCAATGCAGACGATGTGTTTAATGCAATGGCGCGTAAATCTCTCGGCATTGAGAATTTAAGCCAGGAAGATTACGACTATGTAAAAAACGCATTTGCCGAAATGGCCGATATGCCGGACAGTAAAGCACGCTATGAAAAGGAAATGGACGCATATAAGCGGCTTACCAAATATATGCCGGCCAAAACATTTGGCGACAAAATGGAAAGCATCCGCTATCTTTCCATGCTGGGAAACACCAGAACACACGCAAGAAACGTGCTTGGCAACGTATCGATGGGCGTTGTCACCCGCGCAAAAGACAATGTTTCCGGCGTGATGCAGCTTGCTTTGCCGAAAGACCAACGAACAAAAGCCGTTGGAACAACCCTTACAGCCGATGGCCGCAAGATGATAGACCTTGCCAAAGAATACGGGCAGAACAAAATGTATTCTGTTTTGTACAATGACGGTAAGTTCAATGCGGAAAGCGGGCTGCGTGCCGCGCAGGATACGTTTACAAGTAAGCCCGGGAAAGTAATCCAGAAAGCGGCTGACATCAACAGTGCATTGCTGGAAAAAGAGGATAATATTTTTCTTACTTCTGCATTTGGTAATGCAATGGCTAGCCAGCTGAAAGCGCGTGGCTATGACAGCAGTGTTTTTACTGCAACTGATGCCAAGAGCAAGCAGGCACTTGTGGATGCAGCTGCAACGGCTTTGCGCGATGCAAAAGAAGCCACGTTCCACGAAGATAATTTTCTTTCCACTGCACTGAAAAATTATCAGAATGATATTAAAGGGCACGGAGTCGGGGGGAAAATACTATGGGCGGTGGGCGAAGGCGTTTTACCGTTCAAGAAAACCCCGCTGAACATTGCCAAAAATGCAATGGAATACAATATTGTAGGTGGCACAGTAGAAGCTGCTTATCGCTATGCCACAGGTGCAAGCAATGCAGATGTAATTGATGCTGCGGCCAAAGGCCTGACCGGCACAACATTGATGGGCATTGGCGGTATCCTTGCTTATAATGGGCTGCTGAACGGCAGCAAGAGCGGAGATGATCGCGCCGATGCGTTTGATGAGATGACCGGCAAGCAGGAATATTCCATCAACATACCCGGGAAAGGTACGTACACTATTGATTGGGCCAGTCCTGCAAGCGTACCGCTTTTGATGGGTGCCGAGATTGCCAATGAATGGCAGAACGGTGGCCTTAGTGTCACAAAATTCCTTGACGCTGCGCGAAAAATTGGGAACCCAATTTTGGAAACCACGATGCTGCAAGGACTGAATGACACTCTGGACAGCGTGAGCTATGCAGATTCCAACGATAAATTGGCAACGCTTCTCGGTGGGACGCTGAGCAGTTATGCACAGCAGTATGTTCCAACCGCATCTGGGCAAATTGCTAGAACCATTGACCCTATGCGCCGTTCCACTTATGGCGGCGGGGATAGCAAGACCGAAAGGAATACCAACTACGCAATCCGAAAAGCGGAGAATAAAATCCCCGGCTTAAGCATGAACAACGAGCCGTACATTGACCAGTGGGGCCGCGAAGAGGCAAGTCTTGACGGTACGGATGACACGGCAGGCGGGATGTTTTTGCGCGGGGCGTACAATTTTGGCAGCCCCGGATATTACAGCGCCGAAAATGTAACGCCTGTTGACGAGTATCTGCAAGAACTGTACGGCAGTACGAACGACAGCCATGTTTACCCGGAGAAGGCCAGCAGTAAAATCACCGTTGACAGCGATGACTACTACATGACCCCGGAGGAAAAGACCGAGTATGCCAAGACAAGCGGTCAGACAGCCTATGACCTGGTTGACGAGTTGCGGCAGAACAGTATGTTTTTGCAGCTTCCGGAAGACCAGCAGAGTGCGCTTGTGCAGGATGCCTACAAGGTAGCCAAGACCGCTGGCGGCGTGGCCGCTGTTGGCGACGGCGTGAGCGGTGTGAACGAGAAAGAGTACGAGGCATACCGGGACGGCGGTGCGGAAGGATTCAGCCAGTATGTGCTGATGAAGAACGCCACTGACCTTGTGCGCGATGAAAAGCGGGAGACGAGCGGCAATGACAATGCCGACCTGAACACCGTGGAGACATGGAACACACTGTACTCGCAGTTTGGTGATGACGCTGTGGGCAACTTTGTGAACAGCACCAAAGAGGGCAGTACGGTGCACAACATCAGTGACCTTGCCGGAGACAAGGCGGTCAGCGCTTACATGCAGGCTTACAGTGCTGTGGCAAAGACGCTGGACGAGGACCAGACACCGGACAAGTTTACAGTCGGTTACGGTATGCAGAAATATGGCCTGGGCGGAGACGACTTTGCCAGGGCGTATCTGGCAGCGTACTACAAGAAAGACAAGAACGGCAAGTACCCTGAAAAGGGCGGCACCTATGCCGACAAGGCCGGTGCAGAGATTTACCAGAGCTACGGCGCAGATGCGCTGCGCGACTGGGTAAACTACCGCGCTACCATCCCCGACACGAACGGAAACGGCAAAGTCGATAAAAGCGAGGCTGTGGCACGTTTGAACGAGATGGATTTGACGAACGAACTGCGCCGAGCCTATTTGACAAAGACAAACAAGCAGTGGAAGAATCCCTATTGAGGTGCTGTATGAAGTTTGATTTTTGCATGAACCGGGCGGAGTATGACGAGCTTGTATTCAGCCTGACGGACGATGAGCGGGAAGTGTTGGACATGCGGCGGCACGGACGGCGCAATGCTGAGATCGCGGCGGAGATGAACTGCTGTGAGAGGACGGTAAACCGACATGTGAGAAGCATTAAGAACAAGATGCGGTGAGAGAGCGGTAAAGGATAAGCCGCCCCTCATCCGGCCCTGCGGGGCCACCTTCAGTCTACGCGCTAAGAGCCGCCTACGGCGGTTGCGCTACGACACGCGCCTGCGGGCGCAGCCCCGATGGGGAAGGCTTATGGGAAAGCGGGCAGTCACTTTTTTGAGTGGCTGCCCGCCTTTTTTGTTTTGGCGTGAGGATGGCGCAAATGCGGCGCGGAGGTGTCCTACGGCGCTGGATGGATTGCGGTATAATGAAACCAGAAAGACGAGGTGAGCGGGATGTACTGGAATAACTACGGTATGCAGACCCCCTACAGCAACCCCTATGGGCAGACGATGCAACAGGCGTTACAGCCGTGCAGCATCACGAAGGTGAACGGTGAGAACGGCGCAAAGGCGTTTGGAATGGCACCGAATTCCAGCGCACTGCTGTTGGACGAGACCGCGCCGCTGGTATGGCTAAAAACAACAGATGGGGCAGGGTATCCCACTTTGACACCCTACACCATTACCCCGTACCAGGCCGCGCCGCCGGTGGACGTAAACAGCCTGGAAAACCGTGTGAAACGATTGGAGGAGATGCTCAATGACAAATCCGATTCTACAGGCAATGGGGAAAAGCGCAATGCCAAATAGCCCGATGAACGTGGTGCAGCAGTTTATGCAGTTCAAACAGCAGATGCAGGGGAAAGACCCGCAGAAAATCGTGGAGCAGATGCTTGCTGATGGGCGGATGAGCCAGCAGCAGTTTGAACAGCTGAAAGCGATAGCGGAAAATTTTAAGGGCGTGTTGTACTGATATAGGCCGGGTCGACACGGCTTATAAATACAAATCTTACGAAAGGATTGGATACTATGGACAATGGGTACTCTTTGAGCGACCTGCGCGCAGCGACCGGTGACGGCAACGGCTTCGGCGGAAACGGCGCATGGTGGATGGTGATTTTGTTCCTGATCTGCTTCATGGGCGGCGGCTTCTGGGGCAACCGGCAGGGCGAGTTCGGCCAGTATGCCACCGCCGCCAGCCAGCAGGAGATCTTGTTTGGCCAGCACTTTGGGCAGCTCAACGACCGTTTGACCAATCTGGGCAACGGCGTCTGCAATCTCGGCTTCGAGATGCAGGGCGGCATTGGTCAGCTTGGCAAGGAAGTGGCGTTGGCGCAGGCCGGTACGAACACGACCATCATGCAGACGGGCAACAGCATCCAGAGCCAGTTGGCGCAGTGCTGCTGCGAGAACCGGCTTGCGACGGCCAACCTGTCCGCGCAGATGGATCGCCAGACCTGCGACATCACGAACGCAATCCGCGCCGAAGGCGAGCAGACCCGTGCGCTGATGCAGGCTAACGAGATTCAGCAGCTGCGCGACAAGGTAAACGCCTTGCAGATGGACAACCGCATGTACGGCGTGGTGCGTTACCCCAACGGCTACACCTACACGGCAGGCCCTAGCCCGTTCTGTGGCTACGGAAGCTGCGCATAATCGCTGTAACAGCGTCAGCCCGCACGGCAAGCGCTGTGCGGGCTTTTTTGAAGAAAGGAGTATAGTTTTATGGCTTGCAATGAAAGGCTGAAAAATCCCCATTTCAAGAGCGCACAGAACGCCTACAACAACACGGCACAGACGATGGCCGCTACCGCAACGCCCGTCAATGTACTGGGCATCTTGAACACAGATACCGGGTGCAGCATCGACACGAACGCGGGCGGATTTATCATCCGACACAGTGGGTTATACCGCATCAGCTATGACGTGACGTTTACGGCGGGCGCTGCAGGCACGGAAGTGCTGCAAGGTATGAAGGATACCGCTGCGCTGCCCTGCATGACGGCAAGCGCTACGGTGGCCGCGAACGAGGTTTCCACTTTCCATGCGGAAACTGTCGTGTACATCCCTGTATGTTGCGGCAGCACGCCGACAATCAGCGCCGTGCTAAGCGGCGTGGCCGGAACCGTGACCCACGTCTGCGCCAGCGTTGTGAAGCTGGCATGAGGTGCGCGAGATGGAGAAGATCAAGGCGTACAAGGAAAAGCTGGAACACGAGATTGACGAGTTTGTGGAAAACTATCCCGTGAATGAGCGCACCGTCGCGGCACTGACCGCGATGCTGGAATGCTGGGAGCACGTGAAGAACTGCGCGTCCTGCGCCAAAGGCGGCGAGCTGACGCAGGAAGACGCGATGGCATGGATGTACCAGATGAAAAACGAGGACGGCACGTTCGGCGCACATTGGGATGTTGCGCAAACAAAGCCTTACATGGAGCCGCGCGGTGTGAGCTGCGAGGCGTGGAAGTGGGCAGCGGTCATGAACATGATGTATAGCGACTACTGCAAGGCCGCACGCAAGAACAGCGTGGACAGGCCGGAGTTTTACGCAGACCTTGCGGCGGCGTTTTTGGAAGACAAGGACGCGCCGGAGGACAAGGCCGGGCGGTATTACCACAATATTGCGGCAGTGCAGGAATAAAAAATCAGCCCGCAACTGACGAGGATTACTCGACAGTTGCGGGCTTTGCTGTGTCAGGGGAGAATATCAAGTTCCCAGCCGGAGGGAAGTTCCAGAAGAAACAGGCCGGTGCGTTCCTGCGCACGTACCCAAAAATCAGAACGGTTCAGTTCTTTTGCTGTATCGCGGCGGGATTTGCCCTCAAAGTAAATGGCGATCAGGACAGCTTGCTGGTCGGAGTTGAGGGGGTTCATAGCTTCGTGCCGCTTGCAATAGGCTGTATTCATCTCTGCGCGGGCACGGCAGTACCGGGCATAGGCTTTATCGTACCGTTCTGCCAGGCGGGCTACCGGGTCAGAGTGGGCGTTGCCTTTTGGCATACCATCGGCAGGGTGAGCCGACATGGCGGCGTTGGATTCATAGAATTTATCGCGAGCATCGATGAAAGCTTTCTGATAGGCGGCGTATTTTTCCATCCATTTTTGGCGCTGGGTGTTGCCGCATGGTACATTATTTTCCATCGCTGATTCCCTCCAACCAGTAATCTTTTTTGCACTGCTCGCATAGTTTCCCGTTCTTTACGCATTTGCTTTTATACGATTTATCAATCTTTTTAGGGCATATATTTATAATGCCGTTTTTCATTGGGGCATCTGGAAAATACCTTTCCAAAACATCTTGCCTTGTACGCGGCCACTTTTCCGCCCATTCGATTAGCTTTTGTGTACGTTCTACAACCTCTATTGTATCATAGTTGCATAAAGCACAGCCCGGACTTTTACCATAACTGTTTAGCGGACATGCTGCGCAAACGCCATTGTACATATTGCAAAGCTGAGCTCGGTATATTTCGTATTGAAAAGCGTCCATAAGGTTTCTCCTTTTTCCGTTACAAAACAAATAGAGTGGTGTATGTCATTTTGTGAGTCTCCTAAAGATGCGATAAAGTGCAATGCCGATACGGCCAAACACAAGTAGGGGCCAGAACACAAGGGCAAGCATGCCGCTTGTGGCATCGTCTGGGTAGTTAGAGCACATAAGCATAACAACGACCGCGCCTATACTGTCATACATCAGGATTACAAGAAATAGAAAAAGCAGGGTCATGGGGTCGCCTCCGGGGGGTTGGGGAGCGGCATCCAGTGGGTGACGGCATCAAGAGCGTAAAAATCGCCCACATTGATAAATTCCTCTGTACCAGGAAGCCTAAACGCCATTGACATTGAATCAAACGCCGATTCGTATGCAAGAACCATTTCTTTTGCTTGTGGAAGTCTGTCTTTAACGCTTATCCATTCAGTCATCTGCGCTCACCATCCTTGCGCCGCAGTGGGGGCAATACTCATAATCGTTTTCTTCTGGCGTACCATCATATCATATAGAACAAACCTTTCCTTACAAGCAGAGCAGAACCAAACAACGGGGTCGCCGTTGAAATCTTCCTCGTTTTCCCAATGTGCCGTAGGCCGCAGGGATTCCGGGTCGATGGTGGGTATCTCGTCCACTTCCGCTTTTATGGCGTTGTATTCGTCCTCGTCCATCTCGATTGCGTTAAAAACGGCAATCATAACTTCCCTTGCGTCAATGAGCCGCATCGGCCTGTCAATGTATCTTTTTTGTTCTTTCGGCTGGCTTGCGCCTGGAATCGGGCAACCTATTGTTGTGTTCATTCTGATACCTCCCACTCTCTAGTTACTCGTTCTAAGGTTTTTCAGCATATCATTGGTTAAGTACAAGGCCGCTCCGGTATATCTGTCATAGTATGTACCGTCCTCGTAGATTGTGCGCTCGTAGTAGTATTCTATATAACTATGGTCTTTTTCTGATTTTCGCATCGTTACACAATCCATACGGTCTTCCTCATCGAGGATGTTGTCTCCGTCCTGAACGCCGTAGCATATATAATTTTGGTGGTCATATACACCACCGTAACCGTTTGTAAGCATTTCAGTAGTTACATAGGCATATACGATTTCTTGCTGGATAGAGACAGTTTTCTCCTCGACCACCTGATTCTCTTTGCATGCGCATAGCAGAACCATCAAAACAAAAGCAACAGCCAGCGCAAATAACTTTTTCTTCATTCTGCTATCTCCTCTACATAGGCCATGCTCTGGCGCAGATTGAGCGATTTCGGATCGAGAATACAAGCCGGGGCGACAGCACTGCTGGCGCACGCATCGCTGTTGCGCAACTGACCATCCGTGCTTACACGGCGAACGCCGTGCGCGTAGTTAGTTCCGCAATCCTTGTCGCCGCAGTACCACGGCGTGGAAGTCCAGATCAAGCTGTCGTAGTGCGGGATGTAGTCACGGTATTTGCGGTACTCGTCACAGGTCAGGATAAAAACGGTGTCCTGTACAGTGCCATAAGCTCTGTCGCCGTTGTCTGCAACAAGGTCAACAATATGTAGCAGCAGACCTTTACCACCAAAAACAACATTCGCCATATCAGATAGAATCCCACGCACATTACTCGTGCTGTAATTATTCCAGTTCCCCTTCAAATCGGTAAATTTATCGCTGGGGCAGAACTTTACATCCTTTGCCCACGGTTTCGACATGATAGCCAGCACGCCGCCGTCAGGGTGGTTCGGGTCAAGGCAGACCCACTCGAAGCCTTTGAACATGAAGTGTTCGCCGGGGCGTAGGGCTGTGATGTTAGTCATTATCGGTTACCTCCTCGTTCCAGTAGTCGTAACGGCACTTGCCACAACGGCAAGTGCTACTTAAATATCCGTACTTGGCACATCGCAATGGGTTCAAGGTTTTGTCTAATGAGCAAGGCAACAAACGAGTGATGTCGCTTAAATACGCATCTGGGTACTTCTTCAAGAACTCGCTCTGGCGGGTCTTGACGGGGTGGTCTTTTGCCCATTGCTCAACAATCTGCACAGCCTTTTCCGCATATTCGCCTGTATCAACGATACAGTAGGATTCTTCTTTGTTTAGTAATGGGCATTCAGTACACTTTCTTTTACTTTCACACAATCTGCGTAGAGCTTTTATATATTTAACTGCGTCCATAGTCTCACTCCTTATCGTATCCGCGCTGCACATACTGGCCATAGGTCAGGCCCAGGGCGGCGGCTTCGCGGGTACATTGTTCTATCGGTTTTGTTCTCTTGATTTCTTTTGGCACTACGGTTTTCTTTGGCTTTTCAGCATTTTTAGCAATGCGCCTTTCCCTGCGCCGCTTTAAAACTTTCTCGCGGTTTTTGTGATATGCGGCACGGGCAGCAGCGTTTCCTTTGATGCGCTTGCACTCCTCGCAAAATCGCGTCTGCCGGTTGACGTTTACCATAATGTTGCCGCAGCACTGGCATGGTTTTGTTACAAAAATCATTTGCTTTTCTCCTTTGCCGCCCAGACTTGCACGCCGTGGTCGGTCAAATAGGCTTTTACCCACAAATCGGCGTCCGCGACATTCTGCACATTGTCAAGCTGCTTTTTATTCTCCGGGGTGTAGATGCCATCGAGCTTAGGCAGTACAGCTTCGGCAAGGGCTTTCTGAACATGGGCAATGGTTCTAGGGGACAGGTTGGCTTGCAGCATGGCGCACCAGACCTCGTTATAACAGCGGGCCGCGATGCGGTCTGACTGTTCCTCTAGCAGCTGCTTTGTGACGAGCTGTGCAGCGTTCATAGCGTCGGAAGCCAGCGCGTGGCGTTTGGCGTAGCATTTCATAGGTTACACTTCCTCTAGTTCTTCGATAAAAATTTCGGTGCGGGGGTTTTCTTTGTCGTACATCACGCGGGAACCGTCTGTTGCTGCTACGATGTTGCTGTTGTCATCTTTCAAAATCCTGGCATCAACTAGAATATCCATGATGGCGCTTTCGAGGTTTGTTTTATCAACCTTGCGGTGTGTAGGCATGTAGTACAAGCACTTGACGTTGTAGCGGCCGTCCAGCGGATTTTTTGGCGCCGGGTTTAAATACATCTTGGCAGCTCTTGCGTACTTCAAGTAGGCTGCGCTTGGCAGAACTTTTGCGTACTTGCCCTTATGGCATACCGGGCAGTGAGCGCCTACGTATCCGATGCGGGGGCTGTTCTTTTTGGTGATGGGGGGAAGGCTAATGGTGTACTTGCATCTCATAAACTGCCCCACTGTTCTGCCATTGCGGCGGCGATACCGGGAAAGGTTTTGCTTTTCCTTTTGCTGTCCCTAAATTTCATTCCGCAATTTGTCCTTGCTGTTCCATCGGATTTTTTGCTTCCGCCAGAAACCCATGAGCAAATAGGTGTTACAATGTCTGTCGGCTGTAATGGTGGCAACCCTTTAATCCACAGACAAGTTTTCTTGCTATACGGATGCCCGTATTCATAAGGCTGAACTGTTTGCGTGTACTTTGGGAGCCTGTAAACGCCGGATGGAATTGGATTTTCGACCACGATTTTAGGAATGCCGCAATTTAAGAACTTTAGAAAAAAAACTTTTGCGTCAAGTCCTTTGTTAAGGCGTTCAAGCTCAACATATGATTTGCCATCAAACTTTTTGTAAAGACGAGCTGCGCCAGCGTTGCTTAAATAAGTGCAGGGCGGGTGGGCAATCAGCAAATCCCACTTGCCTATATCATGAGCTTTGCCGTCCATCGTTACGATTTGCCCCCCCCTCGATTGCTTTCAGGGCATCGCCTAAAATATGCCATTCCGGGTGTCCTCCCGACGGTTCCTGGATGTCACAGCTGTACGCTTCATGTCCGCGTTCTCGGAACGCCTTGCAGACTGTCTGCGATTCTTCACAGGCAACTAATACTTTCATATAAAGTCCTCCACGCTCATTTGCCCTGGCAGTACATCTTCTTCCATCCACCAGCGGAATACATCTTGACCTGTACCGCCCATCATCCAGTTTCCGTCCAGCTTCCCACGTGCTCTGCGCTCATCCAGCATCCTGTCAAAAGCTTGTATGTAGAGCTTCTTGTAAGCAGGCCAGCGTCGGAACTCCGCATACCGTTTCTTGTTCACCATCGGGCAGCCGATACAGCCAACGCGGCTGAACCCACATTCATACAACGGATTGACAGGCACCTTTGCATCCTGCAAAAAGCCCCATACTTGATTGTCCGTCCAGTCCACAATGGGGTTTACTACACGCTTTGCGGCAACCTTGCACCCTTCAAAGATGCTGCTCGGCTCCTGTTCTTCGCCTTTCAAAACGATTCTGTTCTCTTTGTTCCGGGTGTACGCTTCAAAAACGCCTCTGTCGCGCTTTCTTCGGCTGCTTTCCGCCCACCGCACGCCAGTCGTGATGAACCGCCCGTTTCCGCCCTGTTCTTTCAGCACAGCGCAGCAGTAGCGCATGATTCGTGTCGGCGGCATCAGTTTTTGAGGGATTAAGTCCCACATGCTTGTGCGCTTGCCCTTATAAACGGGATAGTTGATGGTGCATTTCACGCCCAGCGCTTCAAGCCGCGCAAATTCCTGTCGTACAAACCGCACTGTTTCCGGCGCGTCAGCCGTAGTGTGGTTATGCTGCACTTCAAACGGGATGCCCCCCCCTAAGTGCAAGCTCTACGCATACGCTGCTGTCCTTGCCGCCGCTGGTCGTTACAACAAGCGGCGTGCCGTAATACTTCAGCGCCATGTCACTTGCCGCTTTCAACCGCCCGATGGCAATCTTTTCCGGGTCGCCGCTTATCGGCAGGGTCACAAGGCCCCAATCTTCTTTGCTCACGGTGCTATCTCCTTTACTTTCGCGTAGTACTTTTCGCTATGGGCGGGATGCGGATAATGTACTTGTAAATTTTAGCCATGTTCTGCACCTTAGAACGGCAAATCGCCCTCATCCTCAATCATAGCAAAGTCTTCATTGTTGCCAGAGGAATATCTAGGTGCTACACTTTGCGTTGTGCGCTGTACGCTTTGCGTGCGCTCTGGGGCGGCTGCGGCGTTCTCTGGCGCGTTTTCCGTGCTAGGGTATATACTTCTGCTTTGCCCAAAATTCACGTTATTTGCCACGATTTCAACGGCTGTACGGTTCTGGCCGTTCTTGTCCTGATACTGGCGGGTCTGCAAACGGCCATCAATCACAATAAGCGACCCATTCTGGAAATACTTGCAGATAAACTCTGCGATTCTATCCCATGCAACAACGTCCAGCCAGTCTGCCTGACTCTGGCCGTTGACGTCACGGCGTCCGCGGTCGCAAGCGATGCGGAACGATGCGACATTCTTGCCAGTAGTGGTCTGCCGCATTTCTGGGTCTCGGGCCAAGCGGCCCATGATAGCAACAACATTCAGCATATTTTTACCTCAACATGAAATTTTATCTTGCGTGCGCTGTCCCAACAAAGCTTGTTTGTATCCTTCTGGGGCCGCATCGCCAAGTTGTAGCACGCCAGCAACAAACCATTCCGGCAGCGGTATGCCGAGTTCTGTGTACCTGTCCCACGCAAGGCGCATAGACCAGTTATCGGTGACGTTGTATGCGCTGTATTTGACAGCAGCTTCCCGCACCTCGCTTACACTTGGCTTGAATCGGTGCGTTTTGGAAAGCTCCTGCACAGCTTTTAGCGCGGCATTGTAGGGAATGTCAGAAAGCGATGCCGCCCAAGCTTTTGCAGTTTCCTCGGCGTTCGTTTTGCTGCAAATGTTATCCCAATAGTTCATGGCCAGCGACAAGAGCGCCGCCGTCTGCTGATAAGTCATCTGCCATGCCTCCTTTCGCGATTTCCCACAGCTTTTCCTGTGTGGTTTTCATCTGCTGCCGTTGTGCAGCGCCTTTCTGCTGGCTTCTGGCCTCTTTCTCGGCAAGATACGCCGCGCGGGTGGTAATGTCCTTTTGCAGACAGTCCCGTAAAATCGCCTGCGCATAGCCCCACGAGCGCTTATTGTTGATTGCTGCCTGATTGATTGCCTCGCAAACAAGGTCAGGCTCTACCTGTTCCAGATAGCCCACAATGCTATCAAATGCGGCACGAGGAAGTGCGCCAATGTTCTGCTCGTAGCAATCTACGCATTGTTGCCAGCTTTCGCGCGCTTGCGCGGTAGTCGTAGTAGTAATATATTCTATTTTCTGTTTTCTATTTTCTATTTTCTCTTTTTGGTTTTGTTGGGTTTCTTTGGGTTCTTCTGGGTTTTGTTGGGTTTCTTTGGGTTTTCTCGGGCGACCGCCCTTTGAACCGTTCTTCGCCTGCTTTTCCAAGAATTCATGGTCAATATCAATGTTTCGCCGCATTACAGGCCACAGAACACGTTCACTCCCGCTGAACTTTGGCGTTGCTCCGTCTAGCTCATAATCGAGCATTGCACGCACCAAACGCCCTACCTCAGCGTCACTGAGCGTCTCAAAATAGCATCTGTAATCGAGCCATAATTTGATATAGGCTGTTTTATCCATATTCAGTTGTCCTTTTCTTGATGGCAGTGCATATAGATGTATTCGGAATGCGCTGTCATATTCTGGTATAGCCAATCATCGGCTTTCTCTTTACTTAGATGCTCACGCATCACGCGCTTTTCATACACATACTCGCCGTTGATTTTCTTCTCGGCTATGCGGTCTTTGATGTCCGCTTCTGTGTAGTTGGCTTCGACGAGATAGAGATTATAGCCTTTGGCTGTTATGCCGTTCAGATTGCTCGTGTCGGTAGCATAAAACAATCTTTCAACGGGAGGCTGCGGCAGCTCTATATGCCAGCAGCAATTTTGTACATCATGCTTTGTTTCCTGCGCCTTAATTCTGCATAGATTCTTGTAGTTGTACCAGCGTTCTGTTCGTATCACGTCAATCTGGCTCATTTTAACGCCAGCATTCACGAGGGCTGCACATAACCAAACACAACACGCAAAACGCAATGTAGGCCGCTCTCTGGCAAGCCTGCGCAGCGTGGCGGGGTTGAAGTGGTCGCCGTGGATGTGTGTGAGCAATACGAGCTTCAAGCTTTTGTAATCGTCTGTCAGCTGAGAAAATGGAACGCCGCAATCAATCAGTATTGAATTTTGAATGAGTACGGCGTTCCCTTGGCTCCCAGTTGAAATTATCTTGCAGTCCATCTCACAGGCTGCTCAAGTCGATTTTCTTCGGCTCGGCAGCAGTGGTCTGGGCTTCAACGGCCTGTTCGGCTTGCGGCTGTTCAATCTGCGGTACAGGCTGTGCAGCAGCTTCAAGGCGGACGTCCTTTGCGGACGCGACGCGCTCTGCAATAAGCTGGCCGTCGTTGTCATGCGTGATGGTATCGTCATGTTCGAGTGCCGTTTGAATGTCAATACTCATAACGCCCCAGCGGGAAATCAGCTGCCGTAGCATGGTTTTCTTCGCCATATCATCGAAGTTCTTGTACCAGAACGAGCTGTACCTCCACATTTCGCTCTGCGGAACTTTACCGGCCAGCAGGTCTTCATAGCCTTTACGGCTGAAAGCCGGGCTGTAGGTGTCTGCATGGGTCATCATCTTTTCTTTGCTCCAATACAGAACCTTGCGGAAACCGTTCATGTACTCAAAATAAGCCATGTAGCCAACAGTCGGAAGTGCATCACGCACATCGTCATCCTCAATAAATTTGAAACGCGCCTTGCCGGTATCCGGGTCTTTGCCCATGTACTCGCCCTGCTTGATAACCATAACGTCAAGGTCTTTGTACTGCCCACTGCGTAAAGCAAGCTGTACATAACCTTTATAACCAAGCACAAACTGCGCCGTCGTGGTCTGCTGCCGTTTGTTCTTAAACGGTACGAGGTAGTACTGTCCAAGCTGCGGGGAAGGGGAGAGCTTCAAGCTCTCGCCCAGCAGCGCACCGGCAAGAATCGTACCGGCGTCGCATTCCTGCAAAGCGGGGTTCACAGCAACCGCGCTTGTGATGCTGGCGGTAAAGCTTCGTGCGCGGTCTGGGTCTCGCAGCGTGTTGTTGATTAAGTTTTGGTAGCTCTGCGTAGTGATCATTACGCTGAACTTCGGCTTCTGTGCCAACTGCTGATTAGATGTCGTCATAGCTCATACCCTCCTGTAAGATGAACTGTTTCAGTTTCTTCAACTGTTCGATGGTGCCGCGAACGGCGAACTTTACTTCATAGACGGCAGGCTGTGTTTCCTCCGGCTCCTGCACGGCTGCGGGCTGTTCTTCCTCAGGTGCAGATACCTCTTCAACAGGCGGCGCGGCGTCCTGCTGCGCTTCTTCGATGGCCTGCTGTACCTTTTCTTCTGCTGCATGCTGCTGTTCCAGTGCCGCGCGGCGCTCGGCGACACGCTGCTTTTGAAGTTCGATCATGGCGTGTCTGGCGCGAACTGTACTCAACGCCAGCGCAACATTCAGCGATTTCTTATATTCAACCAGCAACTCTGCGGCGTCCTCATGGCGGGAAAGTTCCTTCACCTCTTCGGCGATTTTAAGCACCGTTGCAGTCAACGCCGTTTTCACGCCGTTCACACTGGTCGAAAGCCCGATTTTCAAATTCATCTGCTCAAAGCGCAGCCACGGCAGGTTGTTCGCCTTGCAAAGCTCTGCGAAGTAGCTCTGAATTTCCTTTACCTTGTCAGCTTTCAAGCCAGTCTCGACCTCGTCAACGCGGCGCTTCAACTCGGCATCGGCCTTTTTATACGGGTCTGCGATGCACTGCTTGTACACTTCCTCGAAGCGGTTGTACGGCTCCATGATGGCTTCTTTGACTCGTTTGCGCTGTTCTTCCATCGCTGCAAACTCTTTGCCCAGTTCCGCGCGGATTTTCTTCACGTCGATGCGCGTTTCTTCCGTGCAAACAAGCTGCATCGCGTTCTTCGTGCGGGTCTCTACATCGGCTTTAACCAGCTGAAGATGCTCTTCGATAATGGGCAACTGCTTCAGCGTGATTACCTGTAATTTCGTTTCCATTTGTCAAACCTCCATGTATTCGAATCTGCGCATGCTCTGGCTCATCCCTGTTTCAGCGGAAAGCGTAAGGTCTCGCATCTGCTGATATTTGATGAAGTCTGGCGTAGAGCGGTCATGTATAATCTGTTGCATAGCCTGAAAGTGTTTCTGGTATTTATCAGGGGCGTTGTCCTTGAATGCGGTTCTCATTCTCTCGCAAGTCATCTTTATCCCTCTGCTGCAACCGCAATCGGGATGCCGAGCGCGGTCAAAACTGTCTTAACGTCTAAGTCATCGTAGCGGTAAATCGCGCCGTCGATGTCTACAATCTCGTCGCCCTCGTAGTACGGTACGCCGTCAGCGTCCGTTCCAATCGGTTCATCATCATAGGGCGGGAAGGGGTTATCTTGATGCCCCCAGAAGCTGGTCATTCGTCGGCCTCCTGTTTTTCTTCCTCATCAGAAAAATGCAGCTCCATCAAGTCGGCAATCGCAAGGTACTCTTTGGCGTATTTGCTGTCGCCGTGGGTTTTCTTGACAATCTCGCGGAACTGCGCCAAATCACCATAAAAGCAGCCGCACTGTACGCGGAGAATTTTATCTTTGCAGCGGAAAAATGTGGTCGCGCGGAAGCAGTGACCAAAGCCTGTAACAACGGCGTAGTCTGCATCGCCGTAGACCCGCGCATCGCCGTAGACCCACGCATTGCCGGAGACCCGCGCATTGCCGTAGACCCACGCATTGCCGGAGACCCGCGCATTGCCGGAGACCCGCGCATCGCCGTAGACCCACGCATCGCCGTCGTGGGAGAGGTTATCTTCCTTCTCAATAAATCCGCCGAGTTCTCCCTTCTCGATGTCGCCAAAAGCGACGAGAGCCTTAATACGGAACAGCTTCTTCCCGAAACCGTTCGTTACAAATTCGGCGGTCAGTTCAAATTTCTTCATGGCTGGATGCCTCCTTTGGATACAGTCCGCACAGCAGATTCAGCGCCAGCAGTGCGGAGAGGGTGGCGGGGATGTTGAGAGAGCCAAGCGCGGCCAGCAGCAGCACCAAATCTGCGGTGATTGCCAGCTTGACGGCGGCGCGGGGAAGTGGTAGAATACAGTTAGAGCTTTTTGCGATGCTCTGTTTTTTTGCCGTTCCGGTGGTGGTGCACCGGGGCGGCGTTTTTGTTTTGGTCATTTTTCTTGCTCTCTTTCATTTTCTTGCTCTTGAGCCAAACGTGCGGCGCGGCGCTCCCACTGGTTGACGGCGTACTGCTTGCACTTTTCACGGTTCTTACTGCGCCATGCACGCATATACTCTGCACGGGCTTTCTTCGCTGCATCAGACATTTCCATGTTTTTCATTACAAAAACTCCTTTTAACAGATTAGGCTTGCGATTTGTTCGCAGGTAATGTTTCTGATACTGCCATAGTGCATCCAGACCCAGGAACGAGAGCGGCCAAGAATCTTTGCGACCTTTACAGGGCCGAAAAGCATCTCGCCGGGGTAGAGTTCGGCAGCGCGGGCGCGGACGGTGACAAGGGTGTCACGGTAGAGTGGCTTTTCGCGGGGCATGGGGGTTACTCCTTTCTGCTGTAGTTGCTGTTATAGGTGCTTTTGAGTTCATTGACCGTGTAGCGATTGAACGGCTCGGTAATGCCCAAAGTGGATTTTGCCCAGTTGTAGTTATATTCCAAATCTGTTTGGCTTCGTTGGATTTCCGTTGCCAAATTATTTTGAAGATTTGGGTTCAGATCGTAAAAATCACGCAATGAAAAGGAATCAGGAGATTCGGCGCGATCTGAATTGTTCAACCGCTTCAAAGCGGACTTTGCTACCACTGCGGCAAGCAGGCTTGATAGGCCGGTAAGCGCGAAGGTCACCGTAAAAACGGTTGCGATAGTGGACATTGTTTACTCTTTTCGTTCTGCGATAATGTCGGCGACGGCTTGCTCGAGGCGCTGCTGAATGTTGGGTGGCTTGCGTCGGCTATTAAGAATCGCACAGACATAAGCCTTTTTAAACCCAACTTTATCAGCTAACATTTCATAGGTGATGCCGTTGTTGTGCATTTTCCCAATTAGGCGTCCAGTCCAGGGTTCTGGCATGAACATTACACCTCCTTGCGTATAAAATCTAAATAAGGTGTTGCAAATGTTTACAAACCGTGCTATATTGTAATTGCGAGATACAAGTAAGCGAAGCGCGGGTAGTGGAATAGCTACCGGGGCTTATTAGTTTGTTGCGTTTGTTTACCTTATGTGACCATTATAGCGTATACAAAAGCAACAGTCAATAGGGTTTGTTGCTTTTGTTGCTTTTTGGCACACTGCACAAAACCAGGACGGAGGTTTTTGTGTTTTATACCAATTTTGTAAAGCTATGCAATCAAAAAGGCGTTTCACCTTCCGCAGCAGCGGAAGAAATGGGCTTTCAGCGTTCGGTTGTGACGAGATGGAGCAAAGGGGTTGCACCTAGAGCAGCGACAGTTGCGAAAGTGGCTGACTATTTTGAGGTGGCGTCGGAAGAGTTGCTTGTGGATAAAAAAGAAAACCCCACCAGCGTTACCGCTGATGGGGTGGATGAACTTGATAAAGAGGCTCTGGACATTATGCACCAGTTGCCGCCGGAGAAGCGGGCGGCGGGTCTGGCGATGCTGCGAGGGCTTTTAAATAATTGATGTAGGCTGCCTTATCCGGCAGTTGGTGAAGCATGGCGACAAATTCCTGATCGCTGATTTCCTGCATGGTCGTTCTCCTTTATATTATGTAGCTGTTGTTTATGAAAACAACTATACACTACTTATGGTTGTAATTCAAGTAGTAAATTGCACAAAAACGTGCGGGAGCGTTTTACAATCCGATTTTTGGGACGCTTCCGGCGACCGTGTTTAGGCGGCAGCTGCGGACGAATGATAACGGACATTGTAAAAGCCTCCCTTAAAATGTAGTTTGTATTTACAGTATAAGGGTGAGCTAGAGCGAAAAAGCGCGAAACGGCGCGGGGAATTGGCAGATTGAACAAAGGTGATGCAGAATGCCAAAACCATTGGTATACTGGCAACTGGATGTACAGGATGACTACGTGCATACAAGTCCGTCATGCCCTGATATTGTAAATGCAAAAAATGTTAGGTGCGGGACGGTTGAGGACGCACATAAAACGGGACACAATAGAGCCTGTCCACGTTGTGGTGTAGTCGAAAAGTCAAAAAAAGATATGGTTGAAAAATCAACCGCCCATATATGGGTTTTCTTGACCGTTATTATAATGGGAAATTTACTCTGGATAGTTGGCACTTCCAGCAATCAAGATAATTACAACAAAGGATATGATGCCGGTTATAAAGATGGGCAAAAAACTTTAGGCAACCCAGAAGATACGAGCAAGCCAGTTCCAACTATAAAACCGACGCCGATTGCTACTCCAATCGGCGCGAAAACTCACGGGAACTTTAAAGTAACAGCAACAGCCAATATGATTTATAATAATCACGTTGGCAACGATTGGTGCTATTATTTTGAAGCAGGAAACGAACAATTACCAGCAACGATAAATTGCAGCGTCGGGGATGAGGTATCACTGTATGCAGAAATAACAGAAGATGACAGTGTGCCGGACGTCGGAAGCTGGGACGGATATGTTACAATCGAAGATGGAGATTTTGAGGACGGATTTACCGTAACAGAAGATGTTTATGTGTATGAAACAAGCGGAAGGTATTCTGGAAATGAAGCAAAGTTTGAAGTAACATGGGATTTTGATCCACAATAAAAAGCCCCTGCCGGTGGGACGAGCACCGACAAGGGAAAAGGGTGTCAGCATTAAGCTGGCATCTTTTAGTATATAGCGATTTTAGGAGGGTGTCAACCATGGCAAGAGTAAAAGCGCGGGCCGATGGCCTGATCGAGAAAACAAAAACCTACGACGGCAAGCGGGTACACTTTTACGGAAAGACGGCGAAAGAGGTCACTGCAAAAATTGACGAGTACGAACGCCAGCGGGAAGCGGTGAAGGAAAACGGGCCGCTGTTTGAGGACGCTGCCGGGGAATGGTGGGAGAACCATTCAAAAAATATCAAGACCGGCGCTGAAAAAGCCTACAAGAGCAATTACAGGGCAGCGCTGGACGAGTTCAGCGGCTACAGAATGAAAGAGATAACGCCCGCGCTGGTGTCGCTGTGGGGAGAGAAATTCAAGGCCGCAGGCTATGCAGGAAAGACGGCAAGCAACGCCCGCAGCGTGCTGTCATGTATCTTTAAATTCTGGTGTGTGAGGGATGGGGAGACATACAACCCTGTTTCGGTGACAGACCTGCCGCGAGGAATGAAGAAAAAACGCAGGGAGCCGCCGACGGAGAAGCAGTTGGAGACCGTCAAGGCACACCCG